GGCAGGAGTTCAAAGCCGACCTGGTCAGCGACCTGATAAATTTTATCGTCAGCCTGCTGGGGCTGGTGTCCAGCCTGTCCGGTAAAAACGCCGGCGAAATATCCGAAGGCGACATAGCCGGACTGGATGTCTCAAAAATTGACATTGCAAGCCTTTCTTCGATCAATATCGACATGGTTGGGATCCTGCAGCTGATCTGGGCGATGGCGAAGGCTGACTCTTACGGCAAGCCGTTCCCCGGCTTCGAGGGCTGGGTGAACAGCCTTGAATCGCTTGACTTGACCGATGTTGCTTTTCTGCCTGCGGCCCTGGAGGAGGCCGCCAGCGGATTTTTTCCCGGAGGGAAGCTTCAGCAGTCAGGAAAACGGCGCAGAGCTAGGAAGAATTGATCTTGAGATTATAGCCATCGGCAAGAGGACAAAGCTATCCTTTTGCGAGATGAATGAGTTAACCGTTAGGGAGTTATTTGAATATGTGAGGGCCTATACAGGCGTGCGGGACGATGAAGCTCCGCGAAAAGCGGCACAGGCTGACATAGATAAGTTTTATGCAAATTAGGAGGGGGGCGTATTCATGGCAGAGACAATTAAAGGCATCAACATAGTCATCGGCTCGGATACAACCGCCCTCTCCAAGGCCCTGGGCGAGGTAAACAAGAAAAGCAGGGATATCCAGTCAGAGCTGAAGCAGGTTGAAAAACTGCTCAAGATGGATCCGGGCAATACAGAATTGCTGGCGCAGAAACAAAAGCTCCTTGCCGACGCGGTGAAAAACACCAAGGAGAAGCTCGACGGCCTGAAAAAGGCGCAGGAGCAGATCAATGCCCAGTTTGCCAAAGGCGATATCAGCGAGGGCCAGTACCGGGCTTTCCAGCGCGAGATCATCAAGGCTGAAGGCGAGCTGAAAAAGCTAGAAACGCAGGGCGAAAAAACCATAAAGACGCTGTCCAAAGAAGATGCCGTCAACAACCTGAAAAACATCGGAAAAGTGGCGGGGGTTGCGGCGGTTGCTGTCGGCGCGATGCTTGGCGGGATGGCAAAAAAGGCCATTGAAAACGCTGACGAGCTGCAAAAGCTGGCGGACGTCACCGGGCTGTCGGCCGAGCGGCTGCAGGAGCTCAAATACGCGGGTACTAACCTGGGCGTGGAAATTGACACCATCACCGGCGCCCAGGCCAAGCTGACCAAGGCCATGTTTGCCTCCAAAGACGGCATGGGATCGCAGGCGGACGCGTTTGCCGCGCTGGGTCTTTCCGTAGTGGACGCGAACGGCAACCTGCGGGACGTTAAAGACGTTATGGGCGAGGCTTTTACCGCCTTGAACAATGTCACCAACGAGACCGAGCGCGACGCCCTGGCGATGCAGATATTCGGCAAGTCAGCCATGCAGCTGAATCCCCTCATAAAAGCGGGCGGGGACGGGCTTAAAAAATTAACCGACGAGGCCCGGGCCAACGGCGCGGTCATGTCCAATGAAGCCGTGGCCGGGCTGGACGCCTTCGGGGATACAATAGAAAACCTTAAATCATCAGCCTTGGGCAGTTTTGGGGAACTGTTCGCCAATATGCTGCCGGGCATAACCGCATTTATAGACACGCTACGCGGCCTGCCGAAATGGATCCAGGAGAATGGCGATCTGCTAGGGGTATTGGCAATTGGCGCCGGCACACTGGCTGCTGCTTTAATCGCCTACAACATATCGGCGATAACGGCGGCGGTGTCCAGCGGAATATTGGCGACCGCCGCAGGTGTGCTTGGCTCTGTTTTGGCTTTTGTCACGGCTCCCGTCACCCTGGTTATTTTGGCCATCGGGGCACTGATAGCTATCGGATATTTGCTCATCAAAAACCAGGAGGAGATCAGGGCTAAAATATCGGCGGTTTGGGAGAACCTGAAAAACTGGCTGTCCGATACGTGGGACAGCATCAAGGCCAAGGTTTCAGCTGTCTGGAGCAGCATCAAGGAAGCCATCGGCAATGCCCTGCGCGGTATTATTGACCTTTTCTTTAAATATCACCCGATAGGGATAATCATATCCCAGTGGGATGAAATCAAAGCTTATTTCGGAAATTTAGCAGCAATGGCCGTCGATTGGGGCCGCAATGTCATTCAAGGCCTTATTGACGGAATAAAGTCGAAAATTGGAGCCGTTGGCGATGCTGCGGCACAGGCAGCTCAAGCCGCCAAGGATTTTATTGGCTGGGGAAGCCCGACCAAGCTCGGGCCTGGCGCAGAATCTGACAAGTGGGCGCCCAACCTCATGGATATGCTTATTGCCGGGGTGCGCTCCAAGGCAGACGATTTGAAAAAGGAACTCGCAAATGTTGTGCAGTTCCCCGATTTAAAATTCGAAGCCCAGGTTCAAAAAATGATTGCCCTGCCGGCAGCGCCTAAACCGGTAGAAGGCGGCAGCAAAGAAGTAAATATCGAGGTCAACAACTACGGCACCAAGGGCGAGTCAGCCGAAAAGGCCACGGTGAGAGAGCTGCAAAAACTAATGTACCTGGGGGCGTTTAGCTGATGGGCGCAAAAGAGCTATGGTCCTTTAACGGGGTCAGCCTGAATACACCCGCCTGGTCGGTTGCCACAGAGCTGTCAAAGGGGATCGGGGCGCCTGCAAAAAGAGGATCGAATTTAAAAGTGCCCTATGCTTTCGGTGAGCGCTACAGGACAAAGATGTTTGAGCCAAGGGTAGTTTCCCTGCCAATGGCTGTGCGGGGTATAGACAAGACGACGGGTCTCATTCCTGCCGGCAAAACCGAAAAGGAGCAGCTGTTTGAAAACATCGACTACCTGTCCGGGGTGTTCACCACCCGAACGCAGGCGGCGCTTCGGAGGACATGGCCGGACGGGACGACCATCCGGGAGGCCCAGGCAGAGGTTGTAAGCGAATTAAGCATACCGCCGCGGGTGCCGCTGCTGACAAAGTTTATCGTTGACTTCTATCTGGCAGACCCGTTTTTCTATGGACTGACGCAAACAAACCAGCTCACAACAGTTGATTCCAACCCGGAGACCTGGACGCATACAAACCCGGGAACGGCGCCGGCGATCAAAATGACGATCACCCTGACAGGGCCTTTGACAGCGCCGAAGCTGGAGAACCTGTCCAACGGGGTTTGGATCCAGTACAACGGCGCGATCGGAAACGGCGAGACGGTGGTTATCAATACGACCGCTTTCACGATGATGAAAGGGGCTATGAACATGATCAGCGCGCTCCGGCACCAGGGCAGCCCGTTCTGGTTTATCCTTGAGCGCGGATCCAACAGCCTGAAAGTGACCTGCGACAGTGCGCCGTCCGGGTCACTGCGGATACAATACTATCCGGCTTACAGTTAGGAGGGGCAATTATGCCGTACTCAGTAATAAGCGCCCACCGGATGCCCTACGACATAGACGGCGCTGAGGTCGGCTTTCGCAATGGCGGCGGGGGCATAACTGCGGTTTTTGCCAACGGGATCGCGTCCTGGCTTACCAGCGGATCCAAGGTAAACCTCAACCGGGAGGACAGGCAGCAGGCCTGGGGCTACGGCAACGGCGGGGCCTCGTGCTTCTGGTTCTTCTTTCCCGAAAGCAGGGAGGTCAGCTATCTGGCGCTGCAGTTTGCGCTGGGCCAGCTGCCAGAGTACAACCAGAACTATTTTCAAATCATGGGATCCGCAGACACGGCCAACGGGATGGACGGCGCCTGGGAGACCGCGGCTTATACGGCGCAATACAGCTATGCCGCGGACGCCTGGCGCTCGAAAGTCTTTGCCGTATCCTTCTCCGGCCCGATCAAAGTCCTGCGGGTGGGCGTTTATGTGGGCGTCTCCGTCACGGGCGCTGTCAATCATATACATGTGTACGGGGCGAAGGCGGCGGGAGAGCAGCCGGACGACATCGTTTTCTGCGACGCGGCAGGGAACGAACTGACTGCTCTAACCGACTGGGGCGATCAGCCGGAGGGCACGACCGAGATCGGATCCTTCAAGGTCAAGAACGCGAGCGCCGGCAAGATCGCGAACACGATCAACCTGCAGCTTAATCATCCGGACTTTACTTTTGCCTGGTCGGCAGACGGCCCCTGGGTGACAGTCCTGGACATTGCATCGCTGGGGGTCGGGGCGCTTTCCAACACGGTTTACGTTAAAAACGCGCTCGGCCCGCCGCTCTTGATTCTGGGGCCTTATGCGGCCAGGGTGATCGCCACGGTCGGCTCGTGGACATAAAGGGGGGGATCTTAAATGGCCCTTACGCTAACCCCGGCCAGCCCGATCGGCGGTGTGTCCGAGTCTAATAAAAGGCCTAACTTGATCGCCGCGCTGGAAAATGTCTACACCGAGGACACCCAGGCCGACTTTGCAGCCGGAACGCTTTACCAGGCCACCGCTTTGGCAGCCGGTTCACTTTCCCTTGCGAACCAGGCCACGGCTGACATCACCGGGAGCAAGACATATTATGACGGCGGACACTACAGCAGCGACGTGGGATCCAGGGCTTTCGACGACAGCGAGAGCACGCAATTCCAGGGTGATGGAGCGCCGGACTGGGTGGCCGTCGACCTGGGAGCCGGCAATGCGATCGCGGCCGCCAAGCTTCGGATGAAAAGCCAGTATTATGGCAGCACGGCCCAATTAAAAGACTTTATTCTGCAGGGGGCAAACGACAGCACGAACGGATCGGACGGCGCCTGGACGGACGTATACACCGGCCTATTCGCCAATAACAGCAGCTGGCAGGACTTTGCAATCACAGGCGGCGGGACGGCATACCGCTGGTATAGGATCTATGTTACCAGCTCATATAGAACAGGATTTACCGGGGCCTCGGTAATTGAGGCCGAGATCATCCCGGCGAACTATTACCTGACCGGGAAAAGGACGTCTGCCCCGGTCGCCCTTTCCGGCGCCTGCCCTGATCCTGTCTATACGATTTCATGGACTGCGACGGCTCCAACGGGCACGGCCGTGGCTGTGAAATGCGCAATCAACACGGATCCCAACACCATGCCGGCAGACGGGTCTTTCGCCGCGGCAACTAGCGGCGGCGGGATCCCAGGGCTGACCGCGAACGAGGATCTGACCGGGAAGTATCTTTGGATCCGCGAGGAGCTGGCGACGGACAGCGCAGCCTATACGCCGACGCTGGACTCGCTTGCCACAAACGTGCCGGACACCCGATCCTACAGTGTGTTTTTTGAGATCGACCTGTCCTCCGGCTTTGACAGCCCTCGTTTGCAGTCCGGGGTCACGAATTCGCCGCCAGGGAACGTCTCCTGGCAAGTGCCTGCGGACTTAACAAGCAGGAAATGGTACTGGCGGGCATCGTGCAGCGGGGTCGTTTCAAGTGTCTCCAGCTTCGTGGGATCCTACGGGATTTCCAAGCGGACGCTTTCACATTATGAGAACATCGGCAAGCTGAACACCTGGACGAAAAAACGGATCCTGGCGCTATACGAGAATATCGGCAAGCTCGACGTCTGGACGAAAAAGCGGGCCTTGTACCAGTACGAGAACATAACGGCAGATCCGCCTTTCCCGTTTATTTATTACCTGAGCACGACCAGGGCCAGCCAGGGCGGCGCGGTCACGATTTACGGCAACGGCTTCGGGGCCAAGTATGAAAGCGATCCGGCCAACGCGGACAGGGCGGCCAGGGGTTACGGCGGGGAGGTTTACCTGGGAACCCAGCTTTGCGGGATCGTCTCCTGGAGCTGGCAGCAGATCACCTTTACCGTGCCGGCCGATGCAGTCAGCGGCGCGGTCTTTGTCCGGCTGACGACGCCGGATCCTCCGGGGAGCCGGGACTCCAACCTCAAAGGGCTGGAAATATACGAAGCGCCGCCAACCACGGACACGGGCCTGGAGCTCTTTGTCTTTGCCAAGGACAGCCCCAACACGATTCTGGCCGAGCTGGACGGGGCCGTGGAAAAATCCTTTTATATGCAGCGGAACGCCTGCGGCTCAGGGAAATTCCGGATCTCGCGGCTGGATCCCAAAGGCGGGGATCGCGATCTGATCACAGACCAGAACTATATTCTCTGCCGGTTAAACGGGATCGACGTGTTCAAATGGGTGATCGAATCCAGGCGGCCTGTCTATGTCGACGATTCGGAGGAACAGTGGATCGAGGTCTCCGGCCGGGGAAACATGACAGTTCTTGACGATGCCATAGTTTACCCCGAAGCCATGCCTTCCCCGCCGACTCTGGAGAGAACCTGGGCACAGGCCCACGGCGCAGCGATCTTTTTGCAGCTGTTCAACGAGGCCCAGGCGCGCGGATGCTTTCCCTTCGTCACGTGTGACTTCACGGCCGGCCATGACAGCCTGGGGATGCCCTGGGACGACCTCATAGACGTCTCTTTCCATACCGGGGCAAAGCTGTCAAGCGTGGCTGAAAAGCTGACTTCGAGTTTTGGGCTGTTCGATCTCTATATGACGCCGACGTTTATACTCAGGGCTTACAAAAGCCCGGGCCGCGGCGCTGATCTGTCGGATACGGTCAGGTTTTTCAAGGGGCAAAGCATATTAAGCCATGAAAACCAGAGCGACAGCGCAAACATCGAGAATATCGTCCTGGTCGAAGGGGAGGCCGGATCGGTCGTCGAGGTCACGCACACGATAACGGACAGCGTGACAGCCTTCGGGCGCCGGGAGGGATACCTGCAGGCCAGGAACATACCGGATGACTGGACACAGCTGGCGAACTACGGACTGATGAAAGCCAATAAGTCAGGAGTCGTGAACTGGGGCATACGCATGGCGACGGACTTCGCTTTCCACAAGCCTTTTGACACCTACGACATGGGCGACTGGATCTGGGTGCACATCGAGCCGGAAGGGGCCGACACGATTGGTTTTGACGGCAAGGTAAGAGTAGTCGGGGTTACGGTCACTGAGGACGCGGATCTCAAATTATCCGCACAGCTGGAACTAAACAATATCATGCTTGAGCGCGAGATTTACCTGGCCCAGCTGGTCGAGCGCCTTTCCATGGATTCCACGGACTCGCAGATGACCAATCCCAGCGAAACCCCGCCGGCAGGCATTGCCCACAACCACTTCCACGGGCTTTTGCTCGGTCTGGAAGACGACACCCACCCCCAGTATTACAACGCGCTGCGGCACGCCGGAGATCTGCATGATTTCCTGGCCAGGGTCACGTCGATCAAGCGCCAGGGGTCTGACGATATAACCGGGGCCGTGACGCTGATTCCAGGCTCCGGCGTTTCAATGACGCAGAACACTGAGGCCAAAACGATCACGGTCTCTTCAACAGGCGGCAGCGGCGGGGCAGGATACGAAAATCTGATCGACGTTCCTCCGGGATCCCCTAATGCCATGGACGACGAATTCAACGGGGAAGCGCTGGACGGGAAATGGACGATCTGGAACCAGCAGACTGGACAGACCGTCACCGTGCAAAATGGCCATTTAGTAATGAATACCCCAACGACTATAAAACAAAGGGTTTTTGCCGTTATGCAGCCGATTTCCGGCAGCGCCTGGAAAATACGGTCTAAATTCGCCTTTGACTGTGCGACATGGAACTATTTTGCAGCTGGTTTGGTCGTGCGTCGGACAACCGGGAACGACCGATCGACTGTCTGCGGGCTTATGTATCACTCCAGCTATGGCTGGCCGACTGTCTGGTATGGGCGCATGAGCGGGGTCAATCTTTCGGGAGAGGGCGATCTTTACAACCTGTCAACAGGCAAAAACTACTGGGAACTTGAATACGACGGCACAAATCTAATCTGGAGGATATCCGTCAGTGGGGCAGCGTTTTGCAGGGCCTGGCAGGAGACGGACGCAGCCTGGCTGGGAGGGGCGCCTGAACAGGTCGGGATCTGGTTGCACCCCTACTCTAATGACGGGAGCGCCTGGTGGGGCGGCCAGGCGTCAATGGATTGGTTTAGAAGGGTCTCATAAAAATTTTTGCGGTGTCCCGCATCACCTTTTGCAATTAGCCCCTTTAGCTTTGCGCCGGACGGCTCAGTGGATTAATGGCGGCCTGGCCGGCCACCAGCCGCAAGCCATATATTATAGAAGTAATTATTTTTGAGCCGGGGGCTCTTTTTTATTTGAAAAAAGGGGGTAATTCCATGAAAGACTTAGTGAACATGATCCAGCTGATCATTGCTGTAATTGGCGGCTACATCGGCTATTTCCTGTGGGGCTGGGACGGT